TACTAAAGTTAATACTAATGAGTCGTTGTCAAATTCAAATAAAAATAGTATCTTTGTTGAAAATGATAGAATTATGATTTTAAATAAATTAAATGAAATGTGTAATGTGGATTTAGGACCGATTGCCTTATCGGATAATCCAGTCAAAGAACCTGTGGTATTACCAGAAACGCCAGTTACAAAACCTTCAAAAAGAAAGGAAAGAATTTGGGAAGTTAAACCAGCATCAAAACCAAAACCTAAAATGTAATATGAAGTTAATTTATATAAATAAAGTAGGTAAAGATTGGGAGGGTAACTATATGTATGAGTTTTTATTCTCTGACACAACTGAAAATATTGATGGTGAAGATTGGGATTCTGTCCCAGCATCTGGTAGACCAGAACCACCCCATTCTGAATTTGTAAAATTAGTTGGTAAATTAAAAACTGATATTATTTTTAGTTTAGTTCAAGAAAGTGACACATTTGCTGTTTGGGATTCGGTTGATGGTATAGTCGCATTAGGGTGGGAAAATATCGATGGTTATGATGAATACCCAGAAGTTAGACTCCATTTTTCATTTGGTATGGCTGAAGCTGAGGTTAATGATAAGCTATATGAAAGAGATTTAGTTTTAGAATATAATAAAGATAAAAAAATTCAAAAGAAATGAGAATACAGAAAAAACAAATTGAAGAAGCTATTTTGGGTATTAGTCAACAAACACCATCAAGTGAAGAAGTTAACAATACAACTTCAGCTATAAACAATATGAATGATGCTTTAAAAAAGGCTGGTAAAACTGCTGATGAAAACCCTATGCCATTTATGAAAAAGGTTGATGAAAACAATTTTGACCCAAATTACGGTAGAGATGAAGATATGGAATATATGGCTTGGAAAAATAATGAGGTTAGAGATGCTTTTCATGAATGGCTTGTTACCACACCAGAAGGTCAAGCATATACTAGAGAATTGGAAAATCAATCTAATCAACCAGAGGTTAACCCAACTGATGATTTACCATTTGGTGAAAGTGTAAAAAACAATAGAAAAGTTTTAAAAACAATTAAAGTTAAAAATTTAAAATAATATGATATACCCAGAAGGTTTAAATGAAAGGATGCATAGTAAGCTTGAGGAAGATTTAATTAACAATAGAACTTCTTTGGGTGAAAGTCCTTGTTTCCCAGTTGGTGATGAAAGAAATTTTGCAACAACAGTAGTTGGTGAGCGTTTTAAAGATGTTGTTAATAGAGTTAAAAAAACTTACAATGTTAGAGATATTGATGAAACTCAATTAAGGTTAGAAATGATTCCATTACTAAAAAGTGTTGTTGAATTAGAAAAAAAACACAAAAAGAAACTTGAGGAACTTGCTATTAAAATGGTTAAAGAAGAATTTGATATACCAGAAAATATTAAAATTGAGGCTGAATTAACAACAAATATCGATAGAAATGGTACTAAAGATATTCCTGACTCTGATTTGGTTGTTGAATTTGATGACCATGATGAAATGGTTTATGCTAATGATTCTATATACAAAAGAAGATTTGCTAATGCTATGAATCAGGGTGCAGCTAAGAATGTTAACCATATGTATCATATGGTTGATAATGAACTTGGTGAATTAGACCCAACATTACTTAATTCTTATAAAAAAGTAATGGCATCTGCTGACTATATGTTTTATTTATACCCAGATTTAAGTCAAACTATGAATGGTGGTAAATGTGATGTTGATTTTGGTTCAGAAGATGAAGAAAAACCAACAACGATAGTGGCTAAAGGTATTATATTCCCAGTTTTAATTCATGAATTAGTTAAAGCGTGTATGGAAATTTTATCAATGCATGGTTTACCAAATAAAGAGAATATTGCTGAGTATGTTATTAATAAGTCTGATTATCTTCAGGCTGAACATTGGGATATGATAATTGGTCCTGGATTGTGGAATAGATTTTGTCAAGCAATACCAGCGAATGACTTTAATTTAAAACATCATGTATATGCGGACATATCAAAATTAGAACCTAGTGAATACGCTTCAACAATGAGAGAAATATTAGGTGGGACTAAAAAAGGAAAAATGTTAGTTGAGAGTATGCTTGAAGAAATAAAGGAAGAAATAAAAAGTGATGATTACAATGATGCAATGGGTGACAGCCTATTCGAAATAGATGATTTATTATAAATAAAATAAGGGTGATTAAATATCACCCTTTTTTGTTTTTATAGGTTTTTGCATATTTATTAATAAAAATCTTATGCTAACAGCAAGTGAAATATTAAATGAATATGCTAAATGTGTTATAGACCCAAAATACGCTATTGAAACGTATTTATCAACTTTTGATAAAACTCAGGAGGGGTTTGTACCGTTTAACTTATTCGTAAGGCAAAAACATATTGTAGATTGTTATCAAAGACATCGTTTTAATATCGTAACAAAACCAAGACAGGCTGGTATATCAACAACTACACAAGCCTATGGTGCTATTAAATGTGCTTTTGCTGACTCTAATAACCCAGAGACAATAATAGTTATTGCTAATAAATTAAACTTAGCTAAAAAGTTTGCTAGGGGTATTAAAGACTATTGTTCACAGTTACCTAGATGGGTTTGGGGACCAGAGTATTATGGTACCGAGGAAAAAGAAAAAAAATCAATCTTTATTAAAGACTCGCAAATAGAAATTGAATTACCAAATGGTAGTAAAATCATTGCGGTTGCAACATCTACAGATGCCCTTCGTGGATATACCCCAACATTACTTATTTTTGATGAGGCTGCCTTCATTGTAAATGGTGCTGAATTATATTCTGCCGCTATTACATCGTTAGGTACTGGGGGTGGTGCAATATTAATTTCAACTCCGAATGGTTATGACCCATTATATTATAAAACTTATGAACAATCTGAAAAGGGGGAAAATGATTACAATGTAATTGAGTTAAAATGGTTCCAAGACCCTAGGTATAATAAAGATTTACAATGGTTAAAAGGTGATGAAATTTTAAGTGAAGTTGAATTCACTTTAGATTCATTTGATGAAATGGTTAAAAAGGGTTATAAACCCACATCTACTTGGTATCGTGACATGTGTAAAGGTATGAACAACGATAAGAAACGTATTGCTCAAGAGCTTGACGTATCTTTCTTAGGTTCTGGGGGTAATGTTATTGATGATGAATATATCGATATGCATGATACCCAAAATGTTGAGAAACCTAAATTTATTGACGATACTTATTTTGATGGTAACAGTGGTTTAGTTTGGATTTGGAATGAACCAGAAGAAGGTCACCAGTACATATTAGCGGCTGACGTTGCTCGTGGAGATGGTGCTGACTTTTCATCATTTCAAATTATAGATTTCACCACAATGGAACAAGTTGCGGAATTCCAAGGTAAAATACCACCAGATACTTTTGCTGAGATATTAAATGTTTATGGTACTAAATATGGTGCTTATTTGGTAGTGGATAATGTTGGTGTTGGTAATACTACAGTTTCCAAACTTGAAGAATTAAAATACCCAAATTTACATTATGATTCGGTTAAAACTGAGAATGGTAAAAAAGTTGCTGGGTTTAACATTAATGGTGTTAGATTGCAATTAATTTCTAATTTAGAAATTGCAGTTAGAACTAATACTATTAAGATTAAATCTAAAAGGGTGATTAATGAAATGAAAACATTTATTTACAAAAATGGTAGACCTGACCATATGGAAGGGTATAATGATGATTGTTTGATTTCATTAGGTATGGCCTTATGGATATTGGAATCCTCATTTAAAAAATTAAAAAAATTGGAGAAACAAACCAAAGCAATATTATCAGCATGGAAATCTGGAAATAACGATAAAAAAACAGATGATACATATAACACTGGATTTGTACCCAAAAAAGGAAGAAATAAAACTAATACTGGTAAACCTAATTTTTCACCAAATGTTGCTAAAAATATGCAAGACCCAAGAGGTGAATTTTTATGGTTATTTAGTGGAATGAAATAAATAAAATATTATGGCAAAAGTTAGAGAAAAAGGTTGTTTTATTAGGAGTAAAAGTATTGGCCCTTCACCAGTTGCACTTTACTTATGGTGTCCAGATACCAATTTAAGTAAAAGTGGATATAATGTAGGTAAGCAACCAGCACCTACTTGTACAGCAACTA